ATATTCCGTAGAAGTATTGGATCTAGGACTGGTGGGGGCGATGGCGGCACATTGTTTGAACCGTTTAACCTAGCATATACAAACACATATCTATTATCTAGCTCAAATATGGGCGGTCTCGCCACATATTATCTCTTTGGCGGATATCAGAAATTAGTAGGTAAAATGTTCGGAAGTTTTATCATCTTCAGTTATCATCCAACCTCAAATAAGTTGATATTACAACAGAGACCACAAAGTAATGAAAGAGTGTTATTACAGATTTATAATAAGAGACCAGATTTTGCGTTTTTAGAAGACACATACGCATCAATATGGATTAAAGATTATACCCTAGCACAATGTAAAGTGATGTTAGGTGAAGCTAGAGAAAAATTTGCGCAAATCGCAAGCCCACAAGGCGGAACTCAATTAAATGGAACTGCATTAAAAACAGAAGGAATTGCTGCTTCAAAAGAATTAGAAGAGCAACTGAAAAAAGGCGATGCAGCCGCAATGGGCGGTTATACTTGGATTATTGGATAATCACTTTCTTGACTTGAACAACTGAATTTGTATAAAATATAGTATCCTTTGGAGATTATATGATTATTGGATTCGTCGGATTTATTAGTTCAGGGAAAGACACACCTAGATGGATATTACAATATTGGGGTACAGAAGTTTGCCGACAAGGATTCCATGATGATATCTGGATAGCCAGCTTAGAAAACAAACTAAGAAAAACCAAAGATAATATTGTTATTTCTGATGTTAGATTTCCAAATGAGATCAAAGCTATACATAGTTCAGGCGGCAAAGTAATTAGAATTCGACGTGGTCCTGAACCTGATTGGTATCAATATGCTCTAGCCTTTAATGAAGGTCCAAAAAATATGCAATGGGCATTATCTAAAATGAAGCTGGATCATCTAAAAATTCATGCCAGTGAAACTTCTTGGGTAGGACGAGAAATTGATGTCACTATAGACAATGATGGAACTATAGATGAACTCTATCAAGCAATTAAAAATCAGGTGTCAGATCACCCTGCCGCCAACCAAGTCCTTGCTTAATCAACATTCTTTGGCAGTTTGCACATACTGTTTTTAAATTATCACGCAGACAGTTGTTCAAATTGCCATCCACATGATATACATCAAATACTATCTGTTCGTTACTGCTGAATCCACATTTATCACATTTTGATTTTTTCTTATAACCAGCAGCCAACCATCTAGGTAATTTTACGGTGGTTCCTCTAGCGCAACCGTCGCACACACTTCGATAAAACACTCTATCATCTTTATAATAGTTGATAGCAGAGAAGTTTTTCTTACATTTTTTACATAAAGGGCGTTTCATAAAAATACTTAGCCCTTTTCGGTGCCCTTTTCAACGGTTATAAACCGCGAAATATTGAAAATATCACTAAATATTATATAACAACAAGTATCCCCAAGGAGAAAACAAATATGGCACAACTTGGATCACCTGGAGTACAGGTAAACGTAATAGACGAAAGTTTTTATAATCCTGCGACACCTGGAACTGTACCTTTAGTCATCGTAGCAACCGCACAAGATAAAGCTAATGCTGCAGGAACAGGTATAGCATTAGGAACAACCGCAGAAAATTCAAACAGTCTTTATTTGGCAACTAGCCAAAAAGATTTAACAGATAGATTTGGAGTTCCCAAATTTGAAAAAGATTCTAGCTCAAACGCAATACAAGGAAGCGAACTTAGCGAATATGGATTATTTGCTGCCTATAGTTTCTTAGGAGCAAGTAGCAGCGCATATGTATTGAGAGCAAATGTTGATTTAGGTAAATTATCAGGATCAGCACTGGCCCCTGTAGGAAGCCCTGCTGCCGATACTTACTGGGTTGACACCTCAGCTACTAGATTTGGTATGTTTGAGTGGAATAGAGGACTTCAACAATTTGAAAATAAAATCCCCCTAGTCATCAACAGCGTAAATGACGTTATGTCGACTACTGGTGGAAACGCATACAAGCCTAAAGCCAGTGTTGGTGTTTCAGGCAATTACGCGATTGTTACCCTAAGGGACGACAACCAACTTTGGTATAAAAATATTGATAACGAATGGGTTAAAGTAGGAAGCAAAGGAGTTACAACTTTTGGAGCTAACGATTTTAATTCATTAGATTGGACTTCTAGTTGGCCAACAGTGACTTCTAAAGCATTTACAACTGTGCCTATTACTAGCGTTAGTTACACAGGTGTAAGCCGGTCTAACACATCAGGCTCAGGAATCAATGCAACATTTAATATTACTAGAGCAAATGGTTCTTATACTGTAGCTGTTAGTAATCAAGGTTCAGGATATGTAGGTACAAATACTGTCACAATCTTAGGATCTTTGTTAGGCGGTGTTGATGGAACTAATAATTTAACTATTACAGTGGACACAGTAGCAGCAGTTACTGGTGCTATCCTTTCAATTAGTTCAACTGGCACAGCAGCTACAGTTAGCGATCTTGGAATGAAAATTACTATCGGTAATTTTGATAGAAGCGGAACACCAACAGTTATTAACTATAAAATTGATGGTGGCGTATCTGGCGGCTCGGGCGGCACAGGTGCAACCCCAACAGAAATCGCAACTCAACTTAACGCTTTACTCCCAGCTTCAGTTGGTGTTAGAGTTAGAAACAGCAGATTAGAGTTCATTGCTAACTCTGATGTTTATATTAATTTAGAAGCTCCTGCAACAGGTACTAGTGCATTGGCAGTATCAAGCGCAACTCCTGCTCAAGTAGCAGCAAGTCCATTAGGTGTTGCAGAAGGTGTTTATAATGCTCCTAAGATACAATTCAGCGATCATACTAGAGTTCCTTTCTGGAATGTTGCTGATACAGTTAATACATATCCAAGTGCTAGACCAAGTGGTAGTATTTGGATTAAGATGACTGAATTTAATTTAGGTGCAAAGTGGTCTGTTAAAAACTTCAATAGTGATACAAAACTATTTGAAACTAATAATGTAGGCATGTTTACTGGCGCACCTGCTGCTATAGTATCTTTAGATCCTTTAGGCGGTGGCACAAACATACGTTTGAATACGGTGTTTGTTGACGCAGATCCTTCAAGAACAGATCTTGCTGGTTTTACATTAAGATATAGAAGTACTGTAGGATCTACAGTAGCTACTGTTACTGTTCCTTCAGGATTCGCAGCTGAAAATGAAACAATTACCATTAGAGAAACTGTAAAAGGAAGTGCTGTACTGAATTCTAAAACCTTCGCAGTGGATGGTGAAACAGTTGAAGAATTTGTTCAAGCTATACAAGATGCGGGACTAACTAATGTTACTGCTACATGGCAGCAAGATATTTCAAGATTAACATTGACTCATGCATTAGGCGGTGACATTGTTTTAATTGGTGATTCATGGGCAGAATTAGGATTTGCTGAAACTGTTACCAATGTGTATACTGCTGCATCAGGCATCAATGCTGATTTTGTTGTTTCAAATTGGAAGCCATTGATCCAGAAGAACGCAACTCCATATGTTGTAGGTCCTTCACAACCAACAGACACTCCTGCTGACGGCACACTTTGGTATGCAAGTTATCAAAATCAAGTTGATATTATGGTACATGATGGTGCAAAGTGGGCAGGGTACAACAACGTATTCCAAAATGCTAGTATATTGGTGCAAGCATCACGTCCTGGTTCATTAGGTAGAGTTTTTGGTGATCTTTGGATTGATACTAGTGATCAAGAAAACTACGGAAGAAAAATGTACCGTTGGAACAACACCGCAAAAACTTGGGATGCGATTGATGTAACTGATCATACAAGTCAATATGGTATTATCTATGCAGATGCACGTTGGGCTACAACAGGCGCAAGCTCTACTGCTAGTACTGTGGCAGATCTAATGTCAAGCAATTATGTTGATTATGATTGTCCAGATCCAACAGCATATCCTAGAGGAATGTTGTTATGGAACACAAGAAGAAATGGCTTCAATATCAAACAATATAGAAAAGATTACGTTAACGTTAACGAAATCAACACTAGATTTTCTGATGAAGCTCAAACAGCATATTATCCAGATCGTTGGGTAAGTGTTAGTGGTCAAGACTTGAATCAAGTCGCACACTTCGGAAGAAAAGCACAAAGAGCATATGTTGTTGGACAACTAAAAGTAGCTATCAACACTAGTCAAACAATTTTAGATGAAGATAATATTTTCTTTAACTTGATTGCATGTCCTGGATATCCAGAATTGATTAGTGACATGGTCAACCTAAACAATGCTAGAAATGGCACTGCATTGGTAATTGGTGATACACCTTTAAGATTAGAAAGCAATGCACAATCTTTAATAGATTATGGTAACGATTCTGCTAACAGCGGTAT